GACATTTGTTTGAGCCAAGTGTAAAACAGATTTTATTAGAAGCATATCTGTAACTTCATCTATATGAGATTTATCTAAGCTAATGGGTTCAACAAGTGTATTATTATTTGCAGGAGTAAATGTAAGGGCAACTGAATGTATCTTTGTTCTAGCAAGCAATGAGTTGTCGGCAACACCACGAGAAATAACTCCACCTTCAACTGAGGCTTTCAACTGAAGAGGAACATCATGTTTGTGTAGATTTCTTAGAATGGCTGCAGCTGCACGAGCATTTGGATGATCTTCGTCATCATAGAGATAACCTTTAGCGTAAATAAATGGTACTTTTACTTTGTCCCAGTAGTGCCTCTGCCTATCATCATCGCAGTCATCAGCTTTAAGAATCTTTTTAGCGCTAGTAATCCGACCTATTGAATTGAAAAATCCTTTTCCATGATTATCATTCCAACGACCTTTTCCAGCTTCTAACTCTGATATATCTGCTCCCTCTACGGAAAGCATCTCGCCTTGGGTGTCTCTAAGTTGAGAGCCTGCGATACAATCAATTTCTAGTGGTTTCTTTGCCATAGTATAGATTATACTACGTTTCTAAGTTGGATTACTACTCGTCGTCAAGATGACCTATAAAATAGCTACGCCCATCATCACAGGGATCATCAGAGTTATAGCGCTTGATACAACCTAACTTATAAAGAAACTGTAAAAGGTGACCTTTTTTAAAATCGTTCTTTGTTCGACCATCATAGACTCTAGTGTTATAAAAGTAATTTTTATAGTGTGGTCTAACATATAGAGTTTGAAATAGGCACTTGATAATATATGGAAAATGCATAGTCCAAAACCATTTTGGAGCTCCATATATTTGACCCCATTGAGTTGAATAAAGTATCTTACCGATAAATTTTATGGCTTGCATCTCGTTCTGTCACTATGGGTTCGCCATCAGTTTTTAATGAAGATAATGTCTCATGGTTTCTCATCTTAACAAGTGCACCTTTTTCTATTTTTTTAATTGTATCTATAGATACGTTCAAAAGTGCAGCCAGTTCCATGTCAGAGATTGTTTTTTCAGAGGTGTATTCAGAGAGATATTTAAAGAAGCAATAGTGGGCCAATTGGTGATCGATTGCCCACGGACAACCAGGCAACTTAGCTTCTTCTTCTTCGCTGAGCTCTCGCCCAGCGTTTCGTATAGCTTTTAATCGCAGTACTGCAAGTGGACACCAGTTTTCTGGCATAGAGTCAATACGCCTAGGACATCTATTATCCATTTTGGGTTTAGGCACATTCGACATATTAATGTGCCGCTGGAGCTTCTACTTGATCTGTTGCAGCAGTTGTATTAACTACTGCTGTAACTGCTTTAGGAGCAGTAATAGCTAGTAATTCAACTACATGATCAATTTCATTAAGCTTAACATTAACTTTATCGCCAACACTCTTACCAGTTAAGGCTTTGATTAAAGCAGGAACACCTGATTCTGAAAGCTTAATGCGTGATCGAAAGATTCCTCGATCATTGCCAGTCTCATCTGTAGCAGTTGATGTAAGAACTACAGTGGAGTCATCTCCAACAGTTGACACTGCTTCGAGTCCATCTTTGTCATCAGCTTTCAATGAAGCTTCATTGAAGTCACTTAAACGCTGCTCATTAGCAATAGTATTTAGCTTAGCAGTATCTACGTTTAGATATTTCTGAAGAGCTGTATATTTATATTGCAATTCATATAGTTGATTAAGTGCACTACCAAGATCCTGCGACATTGATTTTACATTGTTCATCAGCTGCTGAATCATCATCTGAGATACACGTGCTGCCATATTTGAATTTTGCAGTTCTGTTTGTACTTGACGCAACTGCACCTTCGCTGACGGCTGTGCCGGTGTTCTAAAACCTTTCATTACTAAACTCCTTTATTGTTATTTAATGCGTTTTTATATAAAGCTTTAAAAAATTTAACTTCATCTGCTGAAAGAGAAACATCTTTGGAATTTCCACCTAGAAGTTTCCCTAACTTCGAGTTAAGGAAGTCACGGATGTCATTCTCTAATTCATCATATACTAATCCTTTAGATTTTAGGATACGCTTTGATAAAATATCGTTGATGACATTAGCTCGCTCTAACTTTACTTGCTCAGGTGTCTTATTTGACTGTGATGACTTAACTATAGTCTCCTCAGAGGAGGTAGTTTCATCTTTTGATTTGTCTTCAGTAGCAGCCACTGTCTTAGTCTCCAATTGAGCATAGTCTTTGGCATCTGGAAACTTCTCTATAAATTTAGGAAGAGTTACCATTTCAAAATTATACTTGCGTGCCATTTGTGAGTATAGACCTCGTGCACGAGAGAATTGAGGTTTAGTGAGTGGCTCTTTATTATCAACACATCGTTTCCAGTGAGCTTCTAAGTCTGAATCGTACATAACGATTCTTGTGACATCTACTGTGTTCTCAATTTCTGCAAGAGAATCTATTTGATCTTCTGATAAGAGAGATTGTCGTCCATAAATTTCAGGCCAAACCAGTTCTCCATAATGGGTGCGATCTAATACAAGATTTCTATATGCACCAGAAGAAACTAGATCTTGCATCTCTTGCATGTAGTCATCTGATGATGTGCCTTTTGGAGGAGCCGATAAATGGACTAAATCGTAACCAAGAGATTCATAGTAAGCAGCAACGGTAGATTTTCCCGTACGATCCAACCCTTCTAATAAAATTAATGCCATCTATAATCTCCTTGAACAAAGAGATTATACAAAGAACGGACGGAACTCCATTGCAATTGTGATTGTAGTTTCTTCGTCGATGATTCCTAGACGAAATAATACTTTGAGTAGATGCATGTAGTGAATATAATCTTCTTCATTGAAGAAGATTTTCTTTGTTCTTGTGTTTTGATATAAGTTAATCTTGACCATCTACGTGGTTTAGAGGATTAGCTATAACCTTTCCACCAACGTTAGATGCCTTAGATGCGCCAAACTGTTTAGCTGCATCTGTCAATGGATTACCATGATGAACAGCGTCTGCTGCAGCTTGTGCTTTGATTTGTTCAGTCTCTAATTTATGCTTCTCTTCATCTCTGTTGTGACCAGCTTCAGCATGCTTGTGTTGCTGTGCTTCTATTTCAGCCTGTTGCTGTGCTTGTTGCTGCTGAGCTGCCATCTGTCCTGCCATCTGTTCTTTTTGCTCTTTAGCTTGTTCAATAGCAAGGATAGTTTGTTGCCAGCTCATAAATGCTGGATCACCAGGAATATATTGTAGTTCTTTTCGCTTAGATGCATCTTTGTCATTAAAGAAGTGCTCACGAATCTCACCGCGAGTATAGTTCTTTTCAACTAAAGCCCAGAAGGCTTGATTCAAAGGAAGATCTCCAGCTGGAGATTTGATTGTTTCTTTTTGAGACTGAATAAGAAGATCGTTCATGCTCTTCCATACAGTCATCTCTGCCTGCATCTGAGCAATCTCAGTCTGCGGTGTTTCGTCTGTGTAGCCGGTAAAAACAAATTTATATTTATCTGATAGAGTCTTATCAATTGCTGGCACTAAGTCAGAATTGATCATATCTTCAATAAACATAAGAATTGGATATAGTCCACGTTCACGTGAGTATGCAATCTTATATTCGTTGTTTGCTTGTTGTGCTGGAGCTCGACCATTACCACTTATTAGGTAGTCTAGTCCAAGTTCCATTGGATCAATGGCAAACTGTGCGCATACAATACGCATTAGATGGTTATTAAAATTAATGTATTCCATCTCACGGGCAGATGCTGACATCGGTACCCATTGAACTTCATCAAGACCAGCTACAATAGGTGTGCGCCATGCATGTTGCTGACCACTGATAGTGTTATAGAATTGTCTTCGAAAATTCATCAATTGAGATTGAGTAACAGTTCCCTTTAGATGAAGAACACCACGAGCAGCATATCCATGAGTAAAGAAGTTGGCATTATAGTTTTCAACATTCAAATGATTAGTGATATTAATAATAGCTAATTCAAGGGGAGAGTAACAATAACCATTTGAATCTACAAAGTTCTGTGGATTGAAAAGTTTAAAGACCATATCTTCGTCACCAAAGTGAGCCAATGGTCGCATATTATAAGACATCTGAACATACTTATAGTAATCAACTTCAATTGGATTTGCCTGTTGATCTCTCTTAGGGTCATTGTCGCTTAGAGGTTTGCCATATGTTTGTTGAGCAGCTTTTTCTTCAGACTTAACTTGATCTTTAGATAATCTTTTATTTATTAGATAAACTGATTCGGCTGGCAATGGACGAAATCTATGTAGACCACCAGCTCTTGTTTTTACTTTTTCAACAGCCACATGTCCAAAAGTTAATGCATCACGCACTGTCAACTTTAAGAATTCACCAAATAGAGTTCTCTCATTAGCGGGTGTGCCTTCTTTTCGACCGCAATGGTACATGAAATCTTCTAGTGCGGAAATCTCTTTTAATTCTTCTGCTGAATACTCAGCTTTAGGATCTCTCTTGACGAATCTAAATCCCATCTCGAAGCGTCTATGTTCTGGTCTAGAAAATCTTAGAAGTGTATCTACACGTGTCTGGATGATTGCAGAGACCAGCCAATCTCTAACAGACACCTCTTTAAGCATTCTATTGCTCAAACGAGACATCTTGTGTTTGATGTTCATCTGGGTGCTTAAATTCTCAAAATAGGGATCATCAATGATGGCTTTACGACCAATCTGCTTAGATGCATCATGATTTTCTGCTTGATCTGGAAGTACGTCAGCACTGTAAGAACCTCTTACAGTTGTAGGTGCAGCTGCACCTTCAGTGGTGACTCCATCTGCTTTAAGTAAACTATCTATGTCGTCTTGCATTGACTTTTTAAGCCAGTCGTTCCAGAATGCCATTTAGCTATTTTACCATACTAGTTAAAGAGACCATATAAAACCACCTTGATTACCTGAAGAGCCTGAGTCATCAGGATCGTCGTCTAAATCGCTCTTCTTACCTATTTTACCTAATTTAGATGTATCCTGTTGTTCATCGTTGAACTTAATGCCTTGAACTGAGGCAAATTCAGGTGCAGTTGGAGTTCTATGGTAACCACCTTGACCATCCACTAGATTATTAGCGGTATCAAAATCTAGACCTCCACCAAGTATTATATTACTCTTGCCCAGCAACAGCGTAAGAGGATATCGCAAGGCATCAAGCCAATGATCATGTTCTGTATCTGGGTCGTCTGTTACCAAACCAGCTGCATCCAATTTATAGTGGTACAGAGTAAATTCATTAAGTATATGTTGACATGTCTCTTTAACTAAGAAGATCTTAGCATCAAGAGTTCCAGGGACTTTAAGTAATTTCTTAATTACTTGGATACCGGTCATTATCTGTCCCTTATCTTTTACATTAGATACTGGCAAACCGGCTTTCTGCATTTCTTGTATTGCTCCCTGATCAGCTTGATCTGGAACATAGAGTTGAACCCTATACATAGTGTGATATTTAGTCTTTATATGATGTATCCATGTGGGTGTACTGATTCCTGTCATACCATCACACTTTACAATGTATACATTATCTTTCTTGTCCATAAAAAAGAATACGACAGTATTTGGTGATGAGAATCCCCAATCGATGCCGGCATAGCATGGTAGACCCATCTCGTGACATTTTTTAACAAAGATATCATGGGTGCATTCGCCTGGAAACTCTTTGCCGACCAATAACATCCACATCTCGTCCCATGTTTTAACATGGATACGCTCTTCAAATTCACGAAATATAATACCTTCAACAGAGGGCTTTAAGTTCATAAGTTGAGCTAAAGCCCAGTCAGCGCCTTCTGTTTTAACCTTTTGTATTAAATCTGCATCTAAAGATTTTAACATGGGCGACTTAGATGTCTGTTTCTTTGCATCAGTTAGACATATAGAGAATATAGGACACTTAACACAGCCCTCTAATCCTTTATGCATGATGTATTCTTTTTGCTTATTCTTATCTTTCTTATTATAGTCTTCTAGAGTAAGAACTTCCATTCGATCTTGATTTACGTACAGATCAACTTCTTTGGTTCCAGATCTCTCATCTGTACAGCGTTCAGTAAATTCAAACGCTGTCCAGCGACGAACAGTTCTATTCTCAGCTACGGCATTCTCAATCTGTCTGTTCATTAGACCATATCGAGTCTTACGTGTAGAGATACCAACACGAAGAGCTTGCTTACCGGCTCTAGAATCGAGCATACCAGAAATCTCTTTAAAAGCTTTGAGGCCTTCACCCGAGACCGTATCAATCTCATCGACAACAACTAAAGGAACGTGAGGACCATTACAAGCTTTAAGTGTACAAGGAATAACTTCGAGAGTTAACTTTTCTCCACCAATATTAAATAAAGATTTAGACATATTAGCTTTTTCTAATATACGTTTGTCTTCTGGTAAATCCTGGGGCATCACTAATGGTTTCAATTTCTTATTGTAAAGAAAATTCTTCTGATATGCATAACAGCGTTCAGCTTGGTTCTGGATTGCACCTACGTGAACAACCTCGCGTTGATCATGAAGTAGTACCATAAGTTCAGCGATAGCCATACCTAGAGTCTTACCAGAACCTCGACCAGCAACAAATAATAATTCTTTAATATTTTCTGGGTTCTGCTTAAGAACTGTAATTCTATAAACTTCCCACACAACATCTAAGGGATTTGTGTCTGAGTATCTAGATACCGTAACATCTGGCAATTCTAAAAATAAGAAATATTTAATCCAAGCCTTGAGTTCATCTCTAGTCTTACATGGAGTTAAGAGGAGCTTTCGCTCCTGCTCAACTGTTCTTACTTTAGGTTGAACGGGTTTAGCCATTATTTCTTCTCAGTTGCTGCTAGTTCTATAACATCAGTAATATTAATATCTTCTTCGACCTCTTCTTCTACCTGTTGAGCAGGTCTAGAAGTAAGTGCATCAAACATCGGTGACTTATCTTTACCTTTGTTTGGGGTTGTAGCTCCAGCAACGATTTTATAGAGAGTCTCAGCGACATCTTTATATTCTTTTATATTATTGATTCTCATAGCGGGTTTTGGATTATTTGCAGGATCTTGAATATATCTAATCATAGATTCCAAATGTTCAGTATTCGCAACGCCCATCATAGATGTTAAGAAATCGACTTGTTCTAATACAGACTTGACAACCTTAGCACGAACTCTATCTTGTAGAGTGTGAAGCATCTTGTCACGATCTTTGGCCCAACCTCTAAGCGCAGCAGTGAGGGCAATCTGCCCAATTGGATATTGTTGAAACTGTTGTGCTATCTTAGGGATAGAGTCACCCAATAGATAAAGTTCATATAGCTTAGCAGCATCTAAATCTTGAAGAGCACCCTTAGTCTTATTTTGACGTAAGTACTTGGTTGCGAATTTAATCTCTTCTTCGGTTAGACCGTGCTTCTCTTCATCTGTTAAGTTCTTTTTCAATGCCATAGATACTCCAGCATTGATTATACCTGATACTTGCTATCGACTGCCTAATACGTACCTCACTGATACCTTTAACAATCGAAATTTTATTAGCACAAAGTCCCAACATAAGAAGACATATAAGACTTCGCTCGAACTCTGTAAAATTATCAATTATACTCATTAATTTATTTGAAGGGGGATTATTTATAAGTTGCCATATAGATTTTCTAAGTTCTAAATCGGCAGAATACTCTACTCTAATTTTATCTAAGCGTGAGGCAAAAGACTCTACATCATTACCACTCAGGTAATGAACCCATAATTCTTGTCTTTGATCTTCGTCACTAGTCAGGCAGTTGATCAGGCTGCTGATTTCTTCCATCGGTTTCACTGGCTTCTCCAAGCTCTTGTGCTTGCTCTTCTACATAGCTGTTAAAGTTGACAGTGTTAACTCGCGTTTGCCACTTAGGACCACAGAAGTCTTTGACGAAACTGTCAAGAACCTTCTGAAAATCCAACGATCCTTCCTTTTTAAGGAGTCGTTTGAAACGCCATAAGCTAAATAAGCTGTCTGACTTGGAGAGAACTTCATATAATTTAATTTTATCTAAAAGATCCTGGTCGACGTATATAGTGTATTCGACAAGTTTCTTTTCAGCTTCGATTTTAACCTCTACAGCTGCGATATCTTTGTGGGCTATAGAACCGCAAAAGAATAACTGATTCTTAACGTCTTCAGTCA